GATGCTGGTGCAGTGGTTCAGGAAAACATACCCTGACGTTCGGATTTTTTCTGTGCCAAATGGTGGCCATCGTCATCCGGCCGTGGCAGCGAAGATGAAAGCAACAGGCGTGGCCTCTGGCGTGCCGGACCTGTTTGTGCCTGCCTGGCACCTGTGGGTCGAGATGAAGCGCACCAAAGGCGGCAGCCTCAGCCCAGAGCAGAAGGACTGGATTAAATATCTGGAAAGTGTGGGATTCTGTTGTATAGTGGGAAAAGGTGCGGAAGATGCCAAGCGGCAGATCAGCGCCTTTTCATCAACCAACAGAGAGAACCCATGACCCAAGAACAAGCCGCACCGACCCAGGTGCAGATTCCTGGCGACAGCCAGATCACCGTGCAGCTCACGCTGGCCAAGGTGCAGCAGCTCGTCCTGGTGCTGCAAAAGCAGCCCTTCGAGATCGTCTCTGGCTTCCTGCCGGAGATTTTGATGCAGGCCAACTCTCAGGTGGCCAGCATCATGATCAACGCAAAGGCCACGCAGGAGGCCGAGCAATGAGCACGCGCATCTATGTGGTGACCGACACCGAGACCAACAAGCACCGCCTGATCCGAGCTGCCAACCAGGCCCAAGCGATCAAGTACGCCGCCTCGACCCGGTTCGACATTGAGGTGGCCGGCCAGGACGACCTGGTCAGCCTGCTGACCAACGGCATCCCTGTGGAGCTGGCCAACGGCCAGGCCACGGCCGACATGTTCGAGGAAGCTGCCATCACCAACGCTGGCGGGACCGACTGATGGACACGCCGACCACTTCCAAGTCGTCGGCATCTGCCACCAAGGATCGTTACATGACGATCCGCATTCCGGCAGATGTCGAGCTGGCGCTGCGCCGCCAGGCCGATGCAGATACCAGGACGCTGGCCGCCCAGGTGCTGCACTACATCAAGCAGGGGCTGGCCAGCCAGCAGCAGGAGGACGCATGAAGAGACGCCTGCGCATGAGTGTTGACTGGTTCCCACGCCGCTGGCCGTACTTTGCCATCGGTTTCGACCTTGGCGAGTTCAAGCTGTACCTGTGGATTGTCGAGATCGAAATCTGGAGGTCGTACTGATGAAATGCCCTGTCTGCGGCACCTGGACGCTGGTGAAGGAAACTCGCCAGCGTGCAGAGAATGCAAAGTATCGCCGCTACGAGTGCGCCAATGAGCACCGCTTCACGACGCTGGAGAAGGTGGAAAAGGTCATCGTTGCGAAAAAGTCAAAAGATTAGGGTTTGTCCGTATCAATTAAATTGTGGGAAATCGTGGTAATATGCGGTCATCGCAACCAACTGGCAAGGAGCCGAACGTGAAGCAAACGCAACAAACGCAACAACCAGCCTGGCTGGCCCAACGGGCCAGTCTGCTCAACCCTGCCTGGAAGTACGTTCCGGCAGCGTCCACCAACATCCTGGATCGCTTTCGCGCAATGGGCTGGGTGCCACCTTCGGAGGTCAAGAATGAAAAAGCTGCTTAATGGCCTGCTGGCCCTTCTGATCGGCACCGCCCTGGCCATCCTGCTCATGGAGTGGTTTGTCGGCTGCGGTGAGACATACATCGACTCCAAAGGAGAGCGCCACAAGTACGCTTGCATGTTCTTGGACCTGAAGTGAGTTGCTGCAACCTCAAGAAGATGGCCACCGCCATGCTGGTGGTGCTGGCCGCAATACTGGTGGTCTTCCTCTGGATCGTCCTGATCGCAGCGTCTGCTGCCTTGGCACCAGAGAGGCGCATCATCGACTGCAGCATGGCATCGTTTCACCCTGACTTCACGCCGGCCATGCGAGAGGCGTGCCGTAAAAGATGAGCTGCAACCAGAACTGCCGCCAGGGCCGGGACTGCAACTGCGCAGGCTGGCACATTGTGCCGCTGAACGACCTGCGCGACCACGAGGCAAACGGTAGTTGCTGGTGCAAGCCGACGCTGGACGATGGCGTCTGGCTGCACCACTCAATGGACGGCCGCGAGGCCTTCGAAACAGGCGAGCGCCTGCCGTCTTAGCCGATCATGCCGGTGGCCTTGGCCTGCACATCAGCCACGCGCCTGCCCCAGCCCTTGCCGAAGGTTGGCCAGGTTGGCAGGTCCATCAGGAATGACAGTCGGCGCTTGGAATAGTCCTCGACGAGCTGCTGCGAGTCAAAGGCCGACACAGCCGCCAAAGTCTTTGGGCCTATGCCACCATCCTGCTCGACGCCAACGCACGCCTGGAGCCACTTTGCAGCCCTTCCTGGGCCGCTGTTGATGGCGGCATCGAACACAGCGTAGTCCACGCCAGACGGCAGCTCATCGCCGCGCACCTTGTCCCAGTATTTGGTCTTGTACAGAGGTGCCACATCGGCAGGGGTGAGCGCACGCATGGCCTTCTCGTCCACCTCATGGCCGCAATGCTCCTCCCAGACCTTCTTGGTGCAGCCGAGGTTCGTCATGCCGCCTGGGTCTTTGGGGTGATTCACAAAGCCGCCCTCGTGGTGTAGGACAGCAGCCAATGCAGCGTCGAAGTTCTGTTTCATGGCGTCTTCACTTGGTGGTTTTGGAGAGCAGATCGGTCTTGGCCTGCGAGCCAGCCGAGCTGCCGAAGTAGTAGGCAATGATCCCTGTCCAGGCCGTGCCCAGGCTGCCCAGCATCATCAGGATGGCTGGGTTGTTGCTGTCGATCTGGTTGAAGAACATCATCACCATGATGCCGAAGAAACCCAGAGTCACAGCACCGGCCAAGATGGGAGGCATCATCGAGCGAGTGGTGGCCTGCATCTCCCTGGCAGACTTGCGGTCCTCAACGGCCAGCTTCTCAAAGTTCAGGCCCAGCTCCTGCGCCTGCTTCTGCAGCTCGATCTCGGCCAGCTTGACCTGCGCGATCTGGTCGGCTGTCAGCTTGTTGGAGGCGATCAGATCGCCCACCTTTGCCTCGTCCACGCCAATGGCCTTGGAGACTGCCGAGACGGCCATGCCGGCCAGTGGGCCACCGAGTGCAGTGGCGATGGTGGGTGCGATCTGCTTGAGCCAGTCCATGATTACTCCTTCTTGGCGGTAACAACGTCATCACCCTTGCGAACAGTAACTTTATCGCCTTCAACGTCCACACGCATGGGCTGCTCTGGACGATCCAGTCGGTCGAGCTTGTCGATCAACTGCTTCATGACCTCGAACTCAGGCTTCTCTTGCTTGGCGTTCGCACCAGCAATGCCGTTGAGCATGGAGATCAGCGCAGTCAGAGCCGCGCCCAGCAGCCCCATGACTGCTGCGATCTTCTCATTCTCAAGCACCACACTGGAACCAACACCGATGACAATGATCAGCGTGATGTAAAAAAGGCCGCTTTCGCCAATGGCTTTACCGGCCACTTCCTTTGCTGTGCTTTGCGCTTGCAGCTTGTTCAGCTCTACTTTGGCCTGCTCTTTGATGAGTGCCAACTCGTGGGCTAAGTTTTGATCAGACATGGCTAGTGCTTAAAGTGGTTCAAGGCGTAACCGACGACAGCCGAGACGCCAGAGACGATGGACATGCCGAACCACAGGCCGCCCTTGCCTTTGTTGGCCAAGGCCAGCAGCTCCTCAACGTTGCGCTCCATCTTGTCGACCTTCTTGTCCATGTCCTGGACCTTTTGCCACAAAACGCCATACTTCACCAGATCTATTTCATTGCTCTCTGACATCACGTCTGTCTCCAACATCACAAGCCTTCGCCAGGCACGATGTAGACCGTCGAGGCAGAGGACGCAGCGCCACTGAAGTAGACCGTCCGGTTAAAGCGCAGGATTTCCACAGCACCAGGCACCAGCACGATGGCCGGAGACGGGTTGCCGGCCACAGGGGCCACGGCATTGGCAGTCGCCAACGCAGCAGTCGAGCCAACGCCCAAGAACACAGTGTTCTGGCTGCCGTTGACGATGCGGTACTGGCCCATGCCCTGGGCATCAAACTTGTCGTAGACAGGAGCTTGCACGCCAGCAGGAGGTGCAACGGCTGCAGCGACGACAACGGTCTCGCCTTGTGGTGCAAATGCAATCTGGGAATTGGTGGCCATGTCAGACTCCTTCTGCAGCAATGGCTGCCTTGTATGCTGCGATCACTTCATCAGTGTGGGCCGCTGCGCAGATGGCCTGCACTCGCGCATCCTCGCCACTGTAGTCGGAGCCAGGGGAAACGACATGACGGTGGAAGTTGCCACTGATCTGCTTGCCATCCTCCATGACGGCGGTCTTTGTGCGTACTTGGACGCAGCCGTTCTCAACCACTTCGATGCGGTCAACAATTTCAATTTTTTCTAGCATGATGCTTTCCTTTCTTGCCCAAGAATCCACTTGGGCCTTGGTTTAACAATCGGTCGCGCCAGCAAATTCTGGCAGGGTTTTCAGGTGCTCGTAGGCTTGTTTGATTGGATTCACCCCATCAATCTCGTAAGAGCTCATGTAGCTTTTCTGATCAAGAACTTGCCCATCTTTTTCTTTGTGCGTCCGCACAGAAAAACGACAAACATTTTTGGTCACATTTACATTGTCCACACGAATGTAGGCATCTGCAAATGTTGCAATTGTGCCAAGATTGGTGGTCAGTGAAACTGTTTTCTTGAGTGCCATGATTTGCTCCTTACTGGAATTTGTATGGGTAAAAACCACTTATATACAAAGTGGCCGCTACATCAACTGGAACAGCTGTAACCGTTCCTGCCGATGAAAATTGTCCAATTCTGATTTGGCTTTCATTTGGCAACACATACGCACACAATTGTGTGTCTGTAAACGTCAAATTATCGGCGCTGACATTAAGCATATATTTGTATGAATTAGATTCACGATCATCACCAAGAAATGGCAATCCTGTAACAGCCAAATCACCAGTTCCCGTTAAGTTAGCCCAAGTAATCTTTATCTGGATGAAGCACAGGTCGTTGACAAGAATATAGTTTGAAGCTCGGCCTCCAAGGGTCACTGTGCCTGCGGTTGTCAAGCCAATCACATTAAGTTGATCACCGAATCCAATGTATCTGTATGAATTCTGTGTGTTGCTGACGTTATCCACCAAAGAGCAAAACACTGTGCCACCGTTCTGGTTCGAACCAGTATAAATCTTGACTGGTCGCAGCACATCAATGACAGACGATGCTCCAAGTATTGCCACGTTATCGTTGCCAATAACGTAATCTGAATTCAAACTATCTACGTTGATGACGTAAGTTACCCCAGCCCTTGGGAATTCCAAACGATTTCTTGATATGTCAAAGTTTGTTCCACGGACCAAGATTCCGTTGGCGTCTTCGTTGACAATATTTCCCGCTGGATTTTTTATTGTATTACCGCAAATCTTACCGTTGTTTGGAAGACCCTGAGTCAAAATCCAAGTGTCGGGCTTAACAAGAATTGGCGCAGTTCCGCTCGTTGTGACAGTAGGGTCAAATTCAAAAATGTTGTCCTCAATGTAGACACCTTCTCCACCAGCCACAAAAACACATCCGCTGTAAGCATTGTTTCTTGAAATGGTGACGTTGACACTTGGCAGCAAAATGTCGCAAATACCATTACGTGTATCACCTTCACGTTGATAGGTGTTTTCAGTCACAACAATGTTTTGCGCTCCCGGCCCCATCCACTCAAGGCGAGTGAAGCCAATCGGTGTACCACCAGCAAAACCGATAACGTCCTGATTGATGTCATTACTGCCGCCGCCAACATCAATCTGCGAGAATTTGCTGTTTACGGTTGCATTCTCAATGATGTGGACGTTGTTGGAAATCTTGATGCTTACATCTGTGAAGCCCGGTGTGCATTCGTCAAAAATTGATCCTGTGCCGTGATACACACCCTTGATTGAGTATGGGACGTTGGTGTTTTTGAGGAAGTTGTTGTTCTGCATTGTGATTCTTCGGCATTTGAAGAAAAACAGTCCATAAACACCAGTACCGCCAAACACGTTGTTTTTGTATTCAATGTCTGAGCAGTGATGGACGCGAATGGCAGCATGAAGTCCGGGCCTCATGTTGTTGTCAAACGCATAGACGCCATCGACAGAAAAAATTTGAAACAAGATGCCTTCAAAAGTTTCGTCAGTGTGGCAATTTTTGATCGTGATGTTTTTGAGTCTGTCTGCCGTATTTGGCTCAAACATCATGGTGCGCCAATCGTTGTCATACGGATATGGCTGACCACTGACGTACCAGTCTGGAGGATAGTCTCCTAGTGCTTTTCTCGAATCAAGCGATGTGGGATATACCTCAAACATTGTTTCAAAAAAGGCATTGTTATTGA